AGATGCAAAGAAAAAATTAGGATTAGACGATTTGTGGAATAAACAAAATCCTTTAAACAACCTTGGTGGATTTGGTGGAGATTTAGGAAAAAATGTAAAAGACACAGCAGGAAACACAGCCAAAATGGCTAAAACAATGGATAAAAGTCAAGAAGACCTTAAATACTTAAGAGACATTGCAGAACAAGAAACAATAAACAGATTCACAGGAGTAAACATAAAAATTGATATGAACAATACTAACAATATAAGTAAAGACACGGATGTGGATGGTATAGTAAATGTTTTAACAGAAAAACTGAATGATGCTATGATTGTATCAGCAGAAGGAATAGTTTAGAAAGGAGGGATATAAATGGCTTATGACTTTTATTTAGATGGAGTACAATTACCAATACCTCCGCCAAAGTTAGAGATTAAAGTTACAAATAAAAACAAGATAGTTGATTGATAAATACTGGAGAAGTAAACATACTAAAAAAAGAAGGATTATCTGAAATAAGTTTTGAAGCAGAATTTACACATAATAAGTTGCCATTCTATCGTGGAGCTTTTAGGGATGTTCAATTCTTTTTAAGTAAACTGGAACTATTAAAAACTGATTGTAAGCCATTTCAATTTATTGTATCGAGGGAATTAGGTAATAAAGTACTATTTAACACTAATATAAAAGTATCTCTTGAAGAGTATGCTATTTCAGAAGATGCAGAAAATGGTTCAGATACAAAAGTTGCAATAAAGTTAAAGCAATATAGAGATTACTCAACTAAAAAGTTAGTTCTTGCCCCTCCTAAAAATGAGACTGATAGACCTAATGTAAAGATAGAGCCAAAACGAGTTGATTCAGTCAATGCCACAAACACTAAAACTAAAACATATACAGTAAAAGCAGGGGATAGCCTTTGGTCAATTTGTCAGAAACAACTTGGTAATGGTTCATTATATAAGAAAGTATACGAACTAAATAAATCTATGATGGATAAGGCAAATAAGGGCAAAAACTTAAGTAAATACACTATTTATAAAGGGCAGGTGTTAAAACTTGGTTGATGAATTAGTGTTAGCAAATGATAGAGATGTAAGGTTAGTAATAGCTCATTGGGAAGATTTCTACGAACCTGCTGTCATTGATGGTATCACATGGGAGATAGAAAGAAGAGGAACACCTTCTAAGTTAGAATTTACAATAGTTATGGATGATATATTAGAGTTTTGCGAAGGAAATTCTGTAAGGCTGTATTATAAAGGAATAGGTATCTTCTATGGATATATATTTCAGAAGAAAAGAGATAAAGAAAATCACATTAAAATTGTTGCTTACGACCAGCTAAGATATTTTAAGAATAAAGATACTTATGTATATAGTAATAAAACTGCAAGTGAACTTGTAAAAATGTTGGCTAAAGATTTTAATTTAAAATACAATGTCATAGAAGATACTAAGTATAAAATATCTAGGATAGAAGAAAATAAAACACTCTTTGACATGATACTAACAGCACTAGATGATACTCTAAGAGAGAAAAAAGAAATGTATGTTTTATATGATGATTTTGGAAGAATAACATTAAAGAATGTTGCATCAATGAAATTAGATACTGTTATGAATAATGATGTCATAGAGGACTTTGACTACAATTCTTCTATTGATAGTGATACTTACACAAAGATTAAACTTGTAAGAGACAACGAGGAGTCAGGAAAAAGGGATGTATATATTGCTCAAGACTCAGCTCACATGAGAAGTTGGGGAATACTTCAAATGTTTGATACAGTAGATAAAAACATGAGTGAAGCAGAAATAAAGCAAAAGTGTGATATACTTCTAAAACTATATAATAAGAAAACTAAGTCATTAAGTTTAAAAAATGTGTTAGGAGATATTAGAGTAAGAGCAGGTTGTTTAGTACCTGTTTTTTTGTCGTTAGGAGATATTGATTTACAAAATTATATGTTAGTTGAGAAAGTAAAACATACATTTGAAAATAACAGTCATTTTATGGACCTAACTTTGGTTGATGGAGACGAATTTGCTTCTTATTCTTCATCAAGTTATAGTAGTGGAAATACTAATAATAAAAATGAGAAACAAAATGGTCCTGCACAAAGTACTACAAGTAAAGAAGATACTGATATGGCTAATAAGATTAATAAACTACTTAAAGGTAAATTATCAAATACAGGAAATATATTTGTTAAATATTCAAATGCTTATAAAGTTAATCCAGCACTCATGGCTGCTATATCTATGCACGAATCAGCTAGAGGGACTTCAAATATTGCAAATACTAAAAATAATTTCTTTGGAATGAAAAAAAATGGAGATTACATGAGTTTTTCTAGTGTAGACGAAGGAATAAAAAGAGGTATAAGTAATTTATCAAGAAACTATATCCATATAGGACGAAAAACTTTAGAAAGCATCAGAAATAAATATTCTTCTAGTTCAGACAAAGAATGGGTAAAATGTGTAGGTGCATTTTATAAGCAAATAACAGGAAGTACTTATAATTCTAATAGTGCAGGCACAGGAGTTGGAAGTAATGAAGAAGCAGAAAAGAATTTAAAAGATTTAACTTATCAAGTTCAAAACAATAATTCTAATACATCAACAAACAATAATAATAAAGTAAGTAAAGTTATTCAAGAAGCAAAAAATCAACTTGGCAAGCCTTACAAATGGGGTGGTAATGGTCCAAAGAGTTTTGACTGTAGTGGTCTTATGGTGTGGGCATTTAAAAGAGGTGCAGGAATAAATCTCAAAAGAGTTTCAGCAGACCAATCAAAAGATAGTAGAGGAAAACTATTATGTAACATAAATGATGTAAAAGCTGGTGATTTAGTATTCTTTGCATACAACAAAGGAAAAGGAAATGTACATCATGTTGGACTATATATAGGAAATGACCAATATATTCATGCTCCACAAACTGGTGACGTAGTAAAAATAAGTAGTTTAAGTGGTAGACAAAAGAAAAAGCATGATTTTGCAAGAGCTAGAAGATTCTTTTAAGTGAGGTGATAAAGTGTCACAAGAATTATTGCAAATAATTAAGAAGGCTGCAATGGATGCAGTAGAAACAAGCAATCCAATGCAAATTGCATTTGGAACTATAGAAAGTGTTAATCCTTTGATAGTTAAGATAGAACAAAAAGCATCTTTTGAAGAATTTTTTCTAATACAAACAGAGACTTTTAAAAGATATACAGATAAAAAAATAGGGGATAAATTAGTCTTAATTAGGATGCAAGGAGGACAGCAATATTTGATTTTAGATAGGATGTGATGAAATGTTACCAACAGATAACATTGACTATGATATAGAAGATGTATCGATAATTAATTTTGATGTTAGACAAGAACCAAGTAAGACGTTTAAATTGAATATAGAGAAAAATAGAGTAGATGGTATTTGTGATGATGTAGAAGCATTAAAACAAACCATTTTTTTAATTTTAAATACTGAAAGGTATGAGCACCTTATTTATTCTAGAAATTATGGTGTTGAATTAAATGATTTAATTGGAGAACCTATTTCATATGTAATACCCGAACTTGAAAGAAGGATAACAGAAGCACTAATTCAAGATGATAGGATTGAAAATATAGATAATTTTGAGTTTCAAAATATAAAGGGTAAAGTACAATGTAGATTTTCAGTTCATACAAAATATGGAAATATAAAAGCAGAGAAGGTGGTGAGTGTATAATTGTTTGAGTTAATGACATTTGAAAATATAATTAAAAGAATGTTAGATAGTGTACCAGATACTTTTGATAAAAGGGAAGGTTCTATAATATATAATGCTCTTGCTCCTGTTGCTATAGAACTTACAGAAACATACATTGCTATGGATGAATTACTAGACCAAACATTCGTAGATACTGCTAGTTATTATTATTTAGAGAAGAGATGTAAAGAGAGAGGTATTACACCACTTGAAGCCACTAATACAATTGCAAAAGGAGTTTTTAACATAGATATTCCTATTGATTCTAGGTTTAATCTAGGAGAATATAACTATGTAGCAATTGAGAGAATATCTGAAGGTATATATAAGATGAAATGTGAGACTGCGGGACCTATTTTTGAGTTGGGACAACTAATACCTATCGAATATATAGACAAATTAGAAACAGCAGAACTGACAGAAATACTGATAAATGGAGAAGATGAAGAGAGTGAGGATAGTTTAAGACAAAGATATTATGATAGCCTAAATTCACAGAGCTTTGGTGGAAATATGCAAAATTATAAAGATGAAGTTAACAAAATACAAGATGTTGGAGGAGTTAAGGTTTATCCTGTGTGGGACGGTGGAGGAACTGTTAAGTTAGTAATAATTAACTCTAATTTCAAAGTACCATCAGAGGATTTAGTTAATTTAGTGCAAGAAGAAATTGACCCAATTGGACATCAAGGACAAGGCTTAGGATTAGCACCAATAGGGCATAAAGTTACTGTTACAGGTGTTGTAAGTACAACTATAAATATATCAG